TTCTTAAGGTCCTGCTCAAGTTCAACTGACCAACGAGCGCCGAGGCGACGTGTACCAGCTTCAACAGCAGTCTTTTCGAACTTAACTTCAACCTGTGGAATGTCGCCAGTAACTTCAAACGCAGAAAGAATCTGTGCAACACCTTGATCGTTAGCGTTGAAATCCCAGTAACCAGTAGCACCAGAAAGCTGGTTATTACCAGATGCACCAGTGAAACGAGTATCTAGAAGCTGATATCCGAGCTCGGAGTTATTAAGACCTGCAGCACCATTGTGTGGAACGCCGGCGGCAGCTGCGACTGGAACAGTCTTACCATCAGTACCTGTACCAAGTGAATCAGACTGATAAGCATAACGCAAAGCGAATGCAAGACCAACTGGACCACTCATGGGCTGAACACCAACGATATCGTTAGTAATAAGCTCAGGGAATGTACGACGGATCATCGGGATGAGCACCTTTGGAAGGCGAGCATCTGCTGGAGCATAATTATCACCAGATCCAATTTGGGAAGCTGGGTTAAACTGTACTCCGCCTTGTGCAGCGCCACCAAGGGCACCGCCGCCTACAGAGGATCCCTCCTCAAGGCACCATTTCTCTTGGTTCTCCAAGAGAACAGCCGTGTTCAAACGGGTGTGAGCATCGTCGATTGCCTTAACGGAATCGGATGTATAATCAAGCACTGGAGCCCACTTTTCCAAGAGGGTGTTAGCGCGATCTTTATCAATAAATGATTGTGGTTTATTCATAATAATTAATTTGTTTTGTTTATTTTAACATGGGTTATCCCAAGTGACTCAGGCACCGAATGCCTCAATGTTTATGAATCAAGCTAAATTACTTCATCAAGTCCAACCCTTCAAGATAAGGGTTTGATGGTACTGATGGTTTAACTTTCTCCTCAACAACTGTTTTTGGAGCATCAGCTTTCACAGTGCGATTGCTGATTGCTTCCTCACGAATAACTTCAAGTTGCTCTTTTTCCTTGCGGTCAAAAAGACGTGCAGTGTATTCGAAATTCTCTTCGATAAATCTTGGAGACTTATCTGATAAAACTTTCTTAAGATATGCAGATTTCTTACTACTGAACTTAGCGCATCGATTCTCAAGGAACGCAGCAGACTTAGCCTGATTATAATTCTCATTAAGAGTTTCGTTAGTTTTCTTAAGTTCAGCAATCTCTGCTTTGAGCTCATCCATCTCTGTTTTACCTTCAACGATTGCAGTTTTTACAGACTCTGACATAAGAGACGAGTCAACAGCAAGTGTAGAGCGGAGATTATTGAGAACGGTCATAGCCGTATTGTTACGAGTTGCCTCTTCAATAGCTGCTGTTGGAACAGCTTCATCAATATATTCCTCTAAGTAATTAGAAATAGATTCAACGAGAGTCTCTTTAAATTGAGAGGCTCCATCGTTAAGCTCTGCTTCATATTTTTTAATAACGTTGCCTAATTTAGAGGCATTGTTTTTATCAACAGCTTCAACAATACTTTGCATCTTAGTTGTATGATCCTTATCAATTTGTGCAATAAGGGTCTCAAGCTTTTCAGCATAAAGTTCGTCTTGGCTCGCGAGCGCAGCTTCAACAGAAAGCTCAACTTTCTCTTTAAGTGCTACCTCGATTGACTCTACTGAATCTTCAGTAAGGACATCTTGTAATTCGGTTGGTAGTGATTCTTTATTCATAGTAATTAAAAGATTGGTTTTTCTGCTGCTTGACGAATTCGAGCTTCGAGTTTGTCTTGAACAGCCGACTGTAAATATTTATTAGCAGCTGCATAGTTCTCACCAGAAATAGCATCAATAAACTTAACTATTTTGTCTTTTGTGTTGTTTTTGTTAGATTTCTCAGACATATTCTTATTTATTAAAGTTTATAAGTTAATCAAATTTTGTTAATAAAGCTCATAATGCGTTCAAGTAGATATTTTTCTACTTCTTTTCGCGGTAATTTAGACACACTTTTTTCAAACTGGTCGTAAATTTCTTCATATTTACCGTCTTCAGCAAGAACCCATTGTTTAGATTCTAGAATACCGTTGACAAAAGCTTTAGGATAAGACGGATCTGCAACACAATCAATGGCTACAAGTTTCATATTACGAACTGTATTGTATTCGCTACTTTCTTCTAAGGTACCTAGAGCACGAGAACTCATACCTACTTTAACACCATCATTAACTAATGATCGAACAATTTGTCCGCATGGTGTTGTAAGTACTTTTGACTTACCATAAAAAACATCACCATCTTGTGTAAGCTCAGTTACCATATGACAGGCTCTCTCAAGATCTACATCTGCAGAAGATGGGTGGTTTAATTCACCCATTGCACGTCCCGGTTTTACAAAATTTTCGTTATAGGATGCAACTTCACGTTCAAGCTCATCTCGTGGATAAAATCGTTTATTGCGATTTACTCCTTCGGCCATCATATAAGGGCCTTTAATAAAAAGAGATTTAGCACTATCTTTATTGGTCTGCTCCTCAAAGACCTCGAATTGATCAACGATGTCCGGGTTTTCGCAAACAAGATTTAGTTTAACTGACATACATATATTTATACCAAAAGCTTACGAAATCTCCTTTTCCGTTAAAATTAAAAATTTATAATTACGTCCATCGCAATATTTTCTAGCAGCCGCCCATTTAGCTTGATTAGTTACATATTGCTTTTGCTCGTATATAAGATGCTCTCTTTTTCTATACTTAGTTGTTGGTGGTTTTGTTTGTTTATACGGCTTTATTTCAACACAATATTTAGTAATTTTTTCACCTTCCTTTATAACAACATAATTATCTACATGATACCTATGTGTTCTTTTAGTTAGCGGATTATAGTACGGTATCTTAATATTTTCAGATCCCCACCTTAGAACTTTTTCGTTATTATCACAAAATCTAAAGAATTTTAATTCGAGACCAGATCTATAAACAGCACGATCTCCTATAAACTTGCTCTGATTTACTGGAACAAATATCCCCTGACGGTATTTTTTATTTTTATTCATTAACCAACAATAAATCCAACAGGATCATTACTACCAAATCCGGATGTTGCTCCTGTCATAAGCTCTTCTTCAAGCTCTGCCTTACGTTGCTGACCTTCTTGTAATAAATCATAGTTAAGAGCGCCTCCTCCAAGTAGACTAACTTGTCCAAATTTACCACGTACTCTACCAATTGTAATCATTGATAAAGCTAACGCGTATTCGTATACCCATTGCTCTTTAATTACATCCCGGATTGGTTTTTCTAAGTAAGCAGAAATTACACCGTAAAAACGTTCATGCAACGGCTGTGGATAAATTTTGAGATATTGTGATCTTTCATCAAAAACAAGATCTCGTTTAAGTGCTAGCATTTTTTCACGAGTATCAATAAACTCTTTAAGGGTATACCAAGATACTAAATCAAATCCATAATTACCCATAGCATATGAAAAGTATGTTTGCTGTGCCATTGTCTGTTCTAAAGTAAATAATGTATTGATGCCAGTATTTGAACCTTCCTCAAAGTCCGTAACCGCTATAACCTTTCTGTAGTCCATTACATCATAATCATATACATTTTGATACGTTGTCATATCACTAACAGCTCCTGCACGTGATAATGTTCGTCGCACATTAGGTTTAAAGGTTGCTGAGAGCGAATTAGCAAAAGCTGTAATTGTATTAGTGAGTGTATGGTCAAATAATTCACCTTCACTAATACCATCTTCAAAGTCAGCAGATAATGCAGATGAACTTGTAAACACAGACGATAGAACATCAGTTTGGGAGGTATAAACTACATCTGGTGTTTCGCCGTAAAATTCCGAACTAGGTCCAAGTGGATTAGTACCAGCTATTTTTTTTGCTGTAGTGTCTAAATCAGTGTTAGCTAAAGTATATAATAAATCTAATCTAATTCCTTTATTCGTCTCATACAAATTAGAATCAAAAATCATATATTCTCTTGAATATCCAGCAAATTTAGTAAAATACTCTACAGCTATCTGAATATTCTCATTTAATTGATCAGAATGTATTTCTAACGATACAACTGGGTAACCTAAAGCTCTCTTAATTCTATCACCTAACCTACCATAAGTTTCAATTCTATTATTAAGGTTAGTAGACAAAAAAGCTGAGAGGGGAGTTATTTCACATGCAGATGCCATACATTTATTTAATCGGTTGCAATGAAAAAGGTACCTAAAAGTTATAGTATATAACACACAACCTATTAAATATTGATATGGCTTACCAAGTAACTATAGTTCCAGCAACAAGTGGGCAACCAGATGGTCGTTACACTGAAGCTTATCTCGCAAATTTTATCAATACTACTGTAGTACCTACAAGTGGTGCTGTACTCACTCAAATTTTAGAAAATCGTGGCTCTAACCTTATATTGGTTTGGGACGATAGTCTATAATAAATATTAACTAAGCAAAGCCGCTCCTATAGGAGCGGCTTTTTTACGTTTTAAGTATCAGCTCCAGCATCCGGACCTGGTTCAACAGCTGCATCAAATTCTTCAGCACCAGCGTCACCTGCAGCCTCATCACCTGTACTCGCTGGACCACCACCAAACTCGGGTATACCACCCTCACCCCCTCCGGCGACTCCACCACCTTCACCACCTATTTCGGCCTCAGCTCCTGATGAAGCAGCAAGTTGCTCCTTCCACATAGGACCGGCGGCTTGAATTTGTGCCAACTCCCACTGCATTTCAGCATCCTTACGTAAAAATTCCCGGTTAGCTAAAATATCTCTATCTCTCCAACCCAAGTATTTCTTTTGTGCATATGTAACAGAAATAAATTCGTTACCCGCTAAGGTGTTAAAGTTAGCAGCTTTAAGTTCAAGTTTTTGAGATTCACGCATCTCAAAATAATTGGATGGTGGGTTAAATATAATCTCAACATTAGTCTCGCATAGCTCTAACTCATCCCATACTCCTCGCAACTTAAGATGTGTGATAAAGCCTCTTTTTATAGCAGTAGCGAACCGTTGCTGCTGCCTAATAATAAATTTTGCAAACTTAAGCTCTTCGCGAAGAACCGTCGTACCATCAACTGTACGATCTTCTGGATCGATACGTGTAGCAGGCACTTTAAGTGACCTATACAACTTCTTAATAAAGTACATTAAGTCGGCTAACTCACCAAGATTTGCACCTCCTGGTAACTGTTGAACCTGTGTACCATCAGATCCTTGACGTTTGGCGAACCAAAATGCATCAAGCATCGATTGTGGATTAAACTTATTAACAACACTACTTTGATCATTATCAAAAGTCTTTTTAGACCAGTAGTTTTGAATAAGTTTACGGAGATATGCTTCAGCTTTTGGTGGTGCCATATTACCCACATCGACGTTGAATACAAGACGTTCTGGAGCTCGTACTAATCGATATATAACAATTGCATCTTCAATTAATGATAATTGACGATAAGGGCGGCGCGCGTTTTCTAAAAATGGTACTACAAAATCCTTTGTTTCATTATACACTCCAGAGTTAGCATAAATTAATTGATTTTGCTCCATTGGTACCATCTCTGTCTTTTCGATTTTATCTGGCTGTGTTATACTAAAGATAGGCTTCTTGTATATATAGCCTTTCACAAGCATATTTTGAATATTATTATAAACAGGATCAACAATCTCTGCTGGTATATTCATTAAACCTAAAACACCTTCATTAGTATAATTTTCATGAAGAATTAATTCAAAAAATACTTCACCCTCAACTAATAACTGACGAAAATATTGCCATCCCTTTGATCTTAATTCAAAAAAGTCAATATATTTATCAAATTCTGAATCTAATTTCTTTTTGTCATCAACTGACAAATCTATATTTTCGTAATGTATTTTCGCTGTACGTCCATTTTCATCAATATTAATACACTCATCACATATTTCATCCAGCGCATCTGATACTTCTGAATAAGCTGCCATAACACGATAGTCTCGTAGCCTACCACCTTTATCAGCATCTAACGATGCATACATTACATCCTGAAACGACCCATCCTTACCAAAATCACCAATAGGTATATTATTGTATGGATTTGAAGATGTAATAGATGCTTTCGCTAACGCTTCAGCTCTCTGCGTACCATGCTTTGCAAAGTACTTATACTTCGTATTAAGTTCATCATCTTGTTGACTAGCGTACGGTAATCTATTTGAGATATAACTCACTAG